GTTCTTTACTTGTTTTTCAGCCTGACCTAAATCAGACATATGCCCTGCCCATTTGGTTAATTGGCTAGACATGTCCTGCAAATCTTTCCCGACTGCAAAGCCTTTCTTTAAGGCGTTAAAGGCGACTGTTGCGCCAGAAATGATCGTAACTGGGTCCATTTACCTATCTCGCAGTGATTGTTCTATACTGTCGAGTTTAAGGAATATTGCTTTAATGGTTTCTTTCATCTCTTTCATTTCCCTGTCGTAGGAAACTTTAGATGACTCTAGTTGTGATTTAAGTACGGCTATTTCTGTATCGTGTTTAGTACATCGGGTAAACAAATGCCATACGACGATTATAACAGGTGCAACAAGCCACTGCATGATAAGGTCAACCATTTCAATCATAACTGACCTATTCTACTGGATACGAGTTCCAAGACAGTTCAAAGTGTGGACCATCAGGGAAATTCTTCCAGTCTGCACCACACGTGATCTCTATGTCTAACTCTTCTGCTGCTGCTTTCATTGCGTCTACAATAGGGTAAAAGTATTCCCAGTCCCACGACACAGGATAAGGTACTAAGTCTACTGCATGTCCTGTCAGATGCCGTGAGTTCATAGTGGTTGACTTACCTGTCTTCACTAGTTCTCTTTGACGATTGATGTGTCGTATACCCTCAAGCACAGAGAAGTCTTGTTCAGACAACTCAATCGCCCGTGATACTACTGCTACCATATCGGGGTGAACACCCGACAGCTTTTGTTTACTTCGTGTTCCTAGTTGGTATCCCATAATATCCTCGTTTATGATGGTTTAGTAGGCCAAGTTGGGTTTCTTGGGTCTGTTGTGTTTGCTGGTAGGTCACGTAAAGATTGACGATACGTGGCCCATGCAGCAGCGTCCACAGGTGCATCTGCAACTTGTGTCCAATCAGAAAGGCTTAATTCTATATTTCTAGTGTTTCTCAGTTCTGTCCATATCTCTGAGATAGGGGCTAGTTTTTCATCTTCTGTTTTAGCTACAGCGACACCATCAACAATTTTATATTCTTGTGATGTATATGAACCTTCGATGTAACTTTCACCATCTTTTAAGTTTACAGCTAAGTCACTTGTTCTACCAATAAACAAAGACAGTATTTCACCGTTTGCGTTATATATCGTGTAAGTGTTCATCTCTTTAACTCTACAAATGTTATTGAGGGTGTAATAAATCTGACCGAAGTTGCACTTGATAATGAGGTAACATCAGCTTTTAGGTAATATGTTTGTGAACCTGAAAGCGTATCAGAATACAAAATAGATTGAGTATATGAAGCCTGACCCTGTGTTCCAGAATTGTTAAAACCCGCAATAAGACTTGTTCCACGGTATAGGTAGTAATTGAATTTACCGTACCCCGAACTTCCAGCACCTACAGTTGCAACAAATGAAGAAGCGTTAATTTGTGCTGGCGCACCACTGCGTGTAACTGTAAGTGATGCAAGCGTTGTTTCACCTGATGATGTAGTTAAATCTGTATACCCTGATCCTATCGTAGCTTGAGGAAAGGTAATTTCATTAGAGCCAACCTTTAAAGTGGTAACAGCACCATTCTTAATTTTAGCATTCTCAATAACAGCATCATTAATCATAGCTGCTGATGTAATAACACCAGATGCAGCAAGTTGCCCTGCGTCAATGCTATTAGCTACAATATTATTTGCAGCAACAACCTGACCAACAATCTGGGCAGCACCAATAGTTCCAGTTAGATCACTAAAATCAACATCACCTACCGAAGCAACTGTGTTCTGCCAAGCTGATCCGTCCCAATAGTATAACTCTCCTGTTGAAGTTAAGAATACTTGTTGATTTACGTAATCACCAGAGGCAGGTAAAGATGAAACAGGCTCAATAATGTCCTTACCTTGGTCAATAAATAATTGCCTAACACCATTTTCAAAATCTGCATCATCAAGGAATGTCGTCGTTGCGGAAACGCCAGATGTAAAAGCGGATGAATTACCCGAATAGTCCACCGACTTTAGGAAATAGTACCTTGTTTGATTTAATCCAAGATTAGTGCGTGTAAAACTATCTCCAGCCGATATGCCGACCTTTGTAGCACCCACGCTTGTGTTGGTAGTATTCTCGTAAACCTCTACATAGTTTAGGTCACTATCAGCAGGATTAGTCCATTGAATAGTAATATACTTAAACCCACCTGTTGCACTAATGGCTGTAGGTAATGCAGGTGCAGTAGTGTCACCACCACCTGTAAAAGTAATAGTGGAGTAAGCCCCCTTACGACCAGATGTTGTTACAGCACGTACACGAATAGTGTATTCTACACCATCAACTAAAGGTGACAGTTCTATACTGTTGTCTGGTGATGTAGTAGAGGCATAGTTACTGTCAGCAGTAGCTTTCCAATCTACCTCAAAATAACTGACAAAATTGTTATCAACTTCATCCCATGTTAGAATAACGCTGTTAATAAAGGTACCATCTGATGTAGTACGACCACCTCCAGCACCGACTAAATTAGTGATAGCAAGACCACCAGATGGGTCTGTAAGGCTGCTGTCATTACCAGTAATGTCACTCTCTTCGGCATTCCAGTCGAAAGCAGCAGAAGATGTTTCCCTTAGGGTCATGTTAATCAACATTTCCCCAGTATCACCACTGTTACTAAAACGCCAACCTACAACCTCAAAGTCTTTTTGTGTCCATCCGTAGCGTTCATTTGTGATCTCGACAATATCACCAACTTGAACCTCAAAGGCTTCCATACCAAAGTCTGCTGATAGTGTCATCTGTTCTCTAGAACGGAACAAAGTCATCTTAGCTAGACGTTGTGCCATAGCAAAGTTTGTCGTGAATGGTAAAACTAAGTCAATAGCATTTTCTATGTCGTTATCATCAGCTATGAAAGCTGTCGATCTGATCTCTGGGTAGTCTGCACGTACCCAGTCTTGATCTGCATCAATGAATGTACCACGAACAATGTTAAAGTTGTCACGACGACTATGTTTGGTAGTTAAGTTGATACCACTACGGAAGTCATCTAGGGTAAATGTCTTGACTGGTGTTGTGTACTCACCAACTTTAAGTTGCCATTCACCTTGGCCCCAAAACAGTGTACCAGCACAAGAGGTCATCATATCATGTAAGATGTCTGAGGGTGTTCTGCTTAGTACAAACGCACCATTCATCTCATAGCGATTTTGCGAACCAACTGAAAAAAGAGAAACAGCTTCATCACACGTATTTGCTGCTGCACTAAAGGTAGTGTCGTTTATGTCACCTGTGTCATCTAAACCATAGGCAGATGTTAGGTAGTCACGAATACAAAGTGCAGGGTTATTAGAGTATGCTGTAGAAGCTGTACGAGGATCGTAGACTTTCTTACCTTGTACCTTGGCGGTAAACAAGGGAATACCTTCTGCAAAAGTCTCTTGATCGTATTCCATACGTACATACAGACAGGCAATACCTTGACCCTTAAAGTCACTAGCGTTAGCGGCAACACTGGCTCCATCCTTAAACTCAGGACCATCAGTGATACCACTTAGGGTGCTATAGATATTCTGAGTATCAGAACCAGTGAACTTACGAATGTATATCTTATCGTTCCAGACACCGCCGACTAAATGTGTAGAACCATCAGGGTTAGCAACTTGGTCATTAATATAGATGTCACCAATGTCATTTACTTCATGCCCAGCAAGACAGATAATCTGATGTAAATACTTATTAGTATCACCAGTGCTTTCCATAAAGGTGATAACACCACCCTTACGTACTTCACCATAGACTACCTCTTGAGGTGCTGTAGCTTCACGTGTGTTAGCTAACAGGCCACGAAGGGAACTAAGGTCTATGTCAGGTGTAAGTGCTTTGATTGCCCAAGATGCAATAGCTGTAGCACCTACATAGAATAGTACTGTCGCAATAGCCATCTGGGTAGCAGTAAGAACAGTGAACCCGCCACCACCAAATAGAATAGAACCAAGCATTGTTGGATCACGGGGTACACGATCCCAGTCGTTCCAGTTCTTAACAGTAAAATCGCCTAGTGTGTACTTCATGTTTTAATCCAAGAGTTTGTTACATTCTCTGTAGGTATAGATATTATACCTTTATCACTTACAAATAGAGAATTTGATCCTACTGAAATTCCAAGTGCCTGATTGATTACCCAACGTCTTACCTTATCTGTCGTGACTAAGGCACCTTTAGGTGGGGTGTAATCAATACGTGTTAGCTTAGTGTCTATTGCTTCTTCTAGAGTCTGAGCCTTAAAGGTTTCTCGTAGTGCATCACGCTTGAGATACATGCCACCTTTAGTATACTTACCTTCCCAGTCATCTGCCCAACCTTCACCATACATAGCCTTATAAGCATTGTTAGTAAACATGAAGCAGTCATTAGTATGCCACTGGAAAGGTACATTACGTACTCTTCTTATGTACTCATTGAGTGCATCTAGGTCGGGTCTAATTATCACTGTCCTTTACCTCACGCCCCCAAGGGACTCGTTTATCTTGTAGCTGTACTACCCAGTCAAAGAAACTGTCGTCACCAGTTAAGCCCTTCTGCGCACGTACACCAGCATGACTTTTTGCTGTATAACGACGATTGCTAGGACGTTCTAGGGTAACTAGTCGGCTTTCCAGAGTAAGCTGGATCGTAGATGTTTCACCTTCGTCTTGGATAGTCATCTGATCCATATAACCAGAGAACACTTCAATTACATCAGAGACACCATTTACACCCCAGAATACTTTAGCTAGACGACCTTGGTAGTCCTCTGTTAAGGCATATGTGATGATAGTACTGTCAAGACCATTAAGTGTAAGTGTAGTCCCTTTTGCAGACAAGTCGCTAGTTTCTTCTAGACCTTCAATCTGTAGCAGGTTACCTGTACCAGTGTAGGTATTGCCACCAATAGATTTGTTACCA